AAGGCATTTGTTAGAGATTACAATGACATGAGTACAGATACACGCGTTGATATTGAGGTATCGTTTAATGAACCAATTGATGAAAAAATAGATGGGTCAAATCATTACAATAAATTGGAAAAGACGATGAAATTATATACGACATTAAGTACAACTAATATGCACCTCTTCAATGAAGAGGAGAAACTTATGAAATTTGATAATGAGAAAGAAATTATTGATGGATATTATCCAGTGAGGTTGAAATATTATCAGAAGCGTAAGGATTATATGATTGAAAGTATTACAAAGGAATTAAAAGTATTGTCGAATAAGGCGAGATATATTCAAGAAACTTTGGATGGAAGTATAGATTTGCGTCGTAAGAAGAAGAACGAAATCAATAAATTACTTAGTGACAAACAGTTTGACAAATTAGATGGTGATGAAGACTATAAATATTTATTGAAAATGACAATGGATAGTGTATCTGATGAAAATGCAGAGCGGTTATTGAAAGACCGTGATAATAAATCAAAAGAACTTGTTGATATTCAAGGAACAACGATTACAAACATGTGGCTTAAAGAACTAGATGAACTGAATAAATATTTGGAGGCACCACATACAGTTAAAATTAAGGCGAGTGGCAAGATTAAAGTAAAATCAAAAAAATGAATATAATAGTTATTATTTTGCTTGTTATACAATAACAAATTTTTTATTGTATAATAAAATATAATAAAATATAATGTGATATAAAAATTACGTACATCTAAAACCAATGTTTAAGTTCGAGAGTTTTGTTGTTGTAATCGGGTTGTGTTGGTCTGTCAATAGGTGTATACATGGTACTGACATCGCGTTTATAATTAATATATGCTTGAGCTTCGCTAAAAATTTGTTTAACACAATATTCTATTACTAAATCATTTAGAGATTGTATTTGTTGAGAAATATTGTTAGGTAAATTAGTAGAACTCTGTAAAAAGACACTTCGCATAATAATCTTTAATGTATCGTAATTTTGATTTCCAACTACATACTGGTTGTTGGACATGCTATATACTCCTGCGCGAATTCCATTTTGAACAATTTGAATATTTTCTTTGCAAAAAAATGCTCTCGAAAGATTATTTTCGGAAAAATTTCCAATCATCGCATCGTGGAATGTAGATGCACCAGTGTCATTTGGAATTTTATCATATAATTCAAATTGATTCATAGTATTAGGAGCCATTATATTTATTCTTCCATTGGTAGATGAACAATTCATATATATATTAATTAAGCAGAAAAAATTATATTCATTTAAATTATATAATGGCTAGTAATTTTCAAAAAATCGTATTAATGGTTGCTATTGTAATGTTTATTATTTTAATGATATTTATTGGTTCTGTACTATATCAAAATAAATATTCAAAGGCATTTCCTCCTGTAATTTCAGAATGTCCTGACTACTGGATTGATAAGCAAATGTCTATTACTAATCCCGACGTCGACACTAATAGTGACAAAACGAAACAATCATGTGTTAATGTTAAGAATTTAGGGAATTCATCTTGTTCTAAAACAATGGATTTCACTGAAGATTTCTGGCAAGGGTCCACTGGCGATTGTCGTAAATATAAATGGGCGAAAGGTTGCGACCTAACATGGGATGGAATAACAAATAGTCCTGATATTTGTGATAGTAACACAGATTAAATATACATGGGCGAATGGTTGATATCTATCATGTGGAGGAATAATACAAATTCCTGATTTTGTGATAGCATCACATATACTCATTTGAATATTTTGTGCGAATATTCAAATACTCAAATGTGTAAAATAACAACTATAAAAAAAAATAAACATAAAAACAAAATATATAAAAATATAGTATGGAATTAATAGATTTAAATGATATATTAGATAGGAAAAACATTTGTGAAAATATAAAAGAATTCTTGTCAGAGTTCGAAAAAAATAAAAATAACCTATCGTGTAAAAGGGGCATATATATATATGGAAATCCAGGCACGGGAAAAAGTGCCTTTATAGAAAATCTATTAAAAGGATTAAATTACGATGTTATTAAATATGATGCAGGTGATATTAGAAATAAAGTCGTGGTTGATACAATAACAAAACATAATATGTCAGATAGAAATGTACTATCTATGTTACAAAAAAGTACCAAAAAAATTGCTATTATTATGGATGAAATAGATGGTATGAACAATGGGGATAAAGGGGGTATAAATTCACTCATTAAATTGATTCGTCCAAAAAAAACAAAAAAACAGAAAATGGAAGAAATTACACTAAATCCGATAATATGTATAGGAAATTATCATATTGATAAAAAAATAAAGGAATTAATCAAAGTATGTAATAGCTATGAATTAAAAAATCCAACGAATAAACAAATAGAAATTATAATAAATAAGTTAATGCCTACAATAACTGATAATATGAAAACAAATCTATTAGATTACATACAAGGAGATCTGCGAAAATTAGAGTCAATGATTGATATTTATAATAAACAGAATATACTACTAAAAAATGAGATAATTCAAAACATATTCCAACCTAAAACATATAACGAGGATAGTAAAAAAATAACCCAAAATTTAATTAACAAAAATGAAGAATTAAACAATCACAACCATATTATGAATGAAACAGATAGAACTATTGTTGGATTATTATGGCATGAAAATATAATAGATGTTTTAGGTAAATTTTCACATACAGAATCGTTTCCATTTTATAATGCGATTTTAGAGAATATATGTTTTTCAGACTATATGGATAGAATAACATTTCAAAAACAAATATGGCAGTTTAATGAAATGACATCGCTATTGAAAACATTCTACAACAACAAATTATACCATGAACGATTTAAGAAAAAATCAAAATTTAATCCTTCTGAAGTTAGATTTACAAAGGTATTGACAAAATATAGTACTGAATACAATAATTACTTATTTATTCAAAATTTATGCTTTACTCTAGGTATGGACCAAAAAGATTTATTTGCATTTTTCTACAATATGCGTAATGAAAAATCAGAAGAAGAAATTCTATTGTATCTAGAAAATTATGAAATAAACAAGTTGGATATAAGCAGAATGTTTAGATATCTAGATAAATATTCTTCGATTACACATACAAATAGCGAAATAGATGATAACGATATCTATAAATTCGAATGAAAAAAATGAAGTTACATACCCGAGATGAATATATCGCACCATAATATTGGGAAACCAATGATACAAACATTCCTTTGCTTATCTGTCTCAGAGTCAAACAGCTTTATTAGATAAGCCTCATACAGGAACATATTGAAAATAGTGACATACTAGTGATTGTCAATATTTTCATTACATGAAATGAATAGTTATTTTAGCTAGCTAGATTTATTTTTTAATTCGATATTTTCTTTCAATAAATTATCATAAGTTGTCTTTAGTGATAGTAGTTCTTGTTGTAGTTGTTGTAGTTTTTGTTGTTGTTGTTGTAGTTGTTGTTGTTGTTGTTGTAGTTGTTGTTGTTGTTGTTGTAGTTGTTGTTGTTGTTTCTTTATTATATCTACAACTTGTACATTACTTAGTGGTTGTTGTTTCCCATTGGCATCAGCCATCATTATTTGTCCATTATCACTTTTATTGTTATTTTTTAACATTTCTTCTGCTTGTTTTTTCCTCTTTTCTTCGATTTCTGCTATTTGTGTTAAAACATCTGGCTTCATTCTAGGATGACCAGGCTCATAGGTTGCTAATGTTTTATCAATATTCATATAAAAATGTTTTAAACCTTCGTCCTTAATAAAATTGTCAACTGTTTTGTCTGATTCTTTACAATATTGAGGATGAGGATTGTCCAATAACTTTCGTTTATCAAATGTATTATGTTCATGGGATACGCATAATATTGTTTTTTTAGGTTCTAATTGAACAAACGGAATAGTATAATTCTTTAAAAATGATTTTTCTTCTGCTAGACACGCTTCATCATCATATCTTGTATCGTCAAGCATTTTACTCTTAAATGCAAAGGTACCTGCAGTACCATGATTCGGTCCATATGGTCCGAACTGATACATTTTTTGAATATGCTTGAAAAAAATATATATCTCACTACACCCAGCACATAGAGCTTCGTGATTACATTTCAACATTTCAACAGCATGACTAACACGTTCTGATGGATAATAATCATCATCATCCATATACACTATAATCTCACCCGAACATTTTTCGTGCATTAAATTCCTTTTTTTCCCTAGTGACATCTTAGTATCATATGAAAAATATTTCACATTTGGATGGTCTTCTACTAAATCACCTATTTTGTCTGTTCCATCGTCAACAATAATCCATTCCATTCTATCCTTGGGATAGGTTTGTAAATTAAAACACTTTAACATCCCTGGAATAAATGGTCGTCGATTGAAAGTAGGTGTACATACACTAACAAACGGATATTTGTTATTACACGATAACTTATTGGAAATTTTAGTCTTGCTCTTTTTATTTTTTTTACCCATAATATATTATTATTATTTTAGTATTTATATTATATTTTATATTATATTTTATGTTATATTTTATGTTATATTTTCTAACTTCCTTCAGTCGATTTACTCATAGGATTCATTCCAGGAGGTATAGATTGAATAACAAAGACAATTAACATTATAATAGAAATTGTTAAATTTAAATGTTTAAATGCAGCAGATATAACTAACATAAAAAAAATTATTTTTAACCACCATGCATTAAATGTTTTACCTATGATATTAATAATATCTTTTGGATTCATAATTACAGGCAATACTACGAATTTAAACATAGATGTAAATATTTGAACAAAAGAAGTAATGAACGGAACAAGCCATGTCCATCCTAAGAATAATCCTAATATAGAAATCCATATTCCGAATCTATTATTAACATCTTCATTAACAAATACACTTATCATAGAAGGTATAAACCAAAACGACGTCATAAAAAAAATAAAATGAATAATATATGGTCCTAAAATAAAAGGTATAATATCTCTCATAGAATCTGGTGACATTGCACAAAAAGATTCAAAAAACGAAATGATAGTCTTTTCAACTACACGTAACCAGATGTATGAATATTTTACTTTATTAGAAAACCAACTCGTCATAGTTTCGACAAATGTCTTGTGTTCATTAGATGTTTCCATGGAATATGGAAATCCATAATCAAATGTTCCTCTAAAATATTTATTTTCTAATAGTTTACTCGTTTTTATATCAATATGTATTCCACAACCACTTAAGTTGCCATTTCCACCAGTCATATTTATATTTTTTTCCCCGAATAGTGGTGGCAGAACACTGCCATTTTTATTCTTATCCGTATACGGACGTTGTTCTGGGTCAGATGGAAAAAATAAGTCAGTATTTATTCGCGTCAAATAGACAAAATTTGCTCCTAATATTCCTAATAGCAATACAGTAGTTAATGCTTTTAATGTAGCCGATAAAAATCCACGCCAATCATTTATCTTCTTGTTGTCATCTGTAGTTTCATTTACATCCGAACTTTCATTTACATCCACCGAACTTTCATTTACATCCGAACTTTCGATTGTATCCGTATATTCACTAGTTAAATCCATTATATATATATAATTAATAAATAATATAATAATATTATTTTATTCTAATATTAAATTATTATTATAGTATAAGTAAACTATAATATGTCAACAACAAAAACATTATATATATGGGATGGAGGAGTATTTTCACCACCTACACGGGCAGTAGGTAAATTAGCATTTAATATAGCAACATATATGGCATCTAAACATATAGGAAATATTGAATATCATTTTGTTCCAACTAATAAATACTATAATAAACCTTGGGTGCGTTGTATTGATGAAGATGATAGAATACACATGTTAGATAATTTAGTAACATTTATTAATAATAATAATAAAATTCCATCGAACATAAAATTTATTGTAAATGAATATGAAATAAAAATGGGAAGGAGGGAAAAAATAGCGGGTACAACATTAACAACATTAACACAATTCTTTAAAAAGAATGATTTAGATAATGTATATCTTTCTAATAGTATAGAAAATGTGATTCAACGTGTAAAAGCAGAGTGGAAGAATTCACTTGAACTACTGTTTCTGTGTAATACTATATGCTATGATATATATTCAGAAGAACTGATTGGTGCTAACCAAAGTGACAAATATGTATATAACAGTATAAATCTTCGTGATTTATTAAATCAAGCAAATTATAAATTTCCAGAAAAAATAGATAAATATTTTAAGGCAAAAAAAATAACAAAAAATAAAATTAAAAGTTTTATAGCAGACAATAAATATGAAAATGAATTTGACGGACTAAAACAATTAATTATGGATAGAATTCTTTTTTTACCCAAACATTTAGTACCAGAAACATATAAAGCATTTGCCGGAAATCGTGTAAGAGAAGAACTTGATGTATATTACTCGTCACTTAATAATATACAAAAACTTACAACACCTGGTATAGAAAAATACATTACATCTAAAAAATTATACGAACATTGTAAATCTAGATATAAAAGTAAACTTGTATCTAAGTCAAAGAAGAATCCAAGTAGTACAAAAAAACGCACATCAAAAAATACATCTCGTCACAATAAAACAAAAAATAAAGCAAATACAAAAAAAAATAAGCGATAAGTATATAGTGAATGACATCAATAAGAGCAATATTAAATGGTGAATATAAACTGTCAGATTTTTATACATTCAACGATATTGTAAGCCAATATATACCATCACGATATTATGAACAAACAAATACAAACAGTGGTTCAAATAATACAGTATATACATTCACATTAAAACAAGATAAAAATCTCCCCAAAAAAAAATCTATTAGAGTAGCACATTACGAAACCTTCTATTATGATAATTATGATAATACATTTAAATTAAATATTTCTCCACGCGAAGATATAGAAAATACTATTATAGAACTAGAACAAAGTAAATATAACTGGGAAAAATCTTCTGAATATAGAATTTCTCCAGAAATTTATTTTTATGGATATGTTAGATATAATAAATCTAAAAGCTTATATTTGGCAATTATAAGCGAAGGATATGATACTAATTTACAAGAATATTATAATGGTGTAAATAATCAAGGCTACTACAACAAACTAGGAGGTATATTAACTTCTAATGATATCAGTATCGCAAATCAATTAAATACTTTATTTAACACTATGCATAATAAATTAAAAATAATATGTTTTGATATAAAACCAGCAAATTGTGTTATAAACCTAAATACATCTGAAGTTAGGTTAATTGATTGGGATGGTGACTGGTGTAAGAATTATAAATCCATATTAAGTTCACGAGGTGACATATCCCAAAGAGCAAATATATCTATATTAAGTAAAATACTTATGGCGAATCATTTTTATAGTGATTTGGGTTCTGGATGTAGTTGGAATATATTCAGTGATTATTTTTTAAATAACTTATACGGTGAATATGGTATGGGACAACAATTAACAGAACGAAAAAAAGCATTAGAATACCTATTTTGTAAGTTGAAAGACTCTGAATATATGAGAATGGCTAGACATTATTTTGGATTTGACAATAACATTGGATGTCTATATATATTTAAAAAATTATTTAAAAGATGTCGGAAATTGACCCCCCCTACTCCTGACCATTATGGTGGAAAAAACAAAAAAAGAAGTAAAATAAATAAGACAAAGAAGACAACAAAGACAAAGAATGCTAAGAAGACAACGAAGGCAAAGAAGACACATAATCATAGGAACCGTAGATATAGACGACATGTATGAAAATACTATAAAATTAACGCAGTGGTCGAGTGTATATATTGTATTTAGTCATTTTCATATTAGATAATGAAATTATAAATTACATAAATTAAATATTTATATAATTTATATGTTTGATAAAGTGTTCATTTTATTTGTATTGTCTTTTTTTATATATTTATTATATCAGCAATATTTATTTCAAAAAACATTATATTTTAGTTCTAATATAGCTGAATCATTTACACCACTTGATATAAATAAAATTATTCAATCACCTGGTTCTACACCTATCGGTAAAGTAGATGAAGAATATTTAAAGGCTACAAAAATACTAACAATTAGTAATGGATATAATAATAGTATAATCAATAATCTTAAACCATCTAATCCAGAAGCATACCAAGAAAATATTTCAAATGATAATATGGGTGATTTTCCAAATGTATTAAACGAGGATTATCCTTTAAAAACTACAGAGTTTGAATATCCAAACAAACATAAATTTACAGTTGAGTATGACTGTCGTAAAACAGCAACGGGTATGTTTTCTGATTGTGGTGTATATTCCGCTAACAATGCATGGACCGCTGACCCTTATAAAGGATTAAATTGTCCTTTGTCGAATACAGTATCACCTTCTCAATCAAACAATGTATCTAGAGGAAGAGAAATTAGTTACGGTTCTCCAAGAAAAGGTGGAATATCTGGAACAGGAAATAGTCAACTGCGATAAACATTTACAAATTCAATAAAAATAATTATAATTATAAATTTATATCCTATAGTTCCAAGTGAGCGTGTAGAGACTGGTGCAACTCCATACAATAATTCTATAACAATTCTTGGAGATGATGGTATGCCAGAAGTTGATCTAAAACAATCGATAAATATATATTTTTACAAAATATATAATATATATTTATCTAGCATACATAACACCACAATTTCCGCCAACAAAAGTGAGTACATTATATCGCTCTTCGTGTATTGTCAAGTTATAATTGTAATTATATATTCGCCATGTAGGTTTATTTACACCTACAATTACGCCCGAACTTGGGTCACATATAGTATAAAACTGAGCATTCGAATCTAGTGGTGGAACATATGTTTGAAATTCAAATTGTATATCGTTAAATTTACTTAAGTTCATTGCACCCGATGGTTGAAAGTCGAATGGATCATTATGAATCGCAAAACTATAATTATACAGTCCATCTGGCGCATTTCCTGATGTTCTTACATATTTTTCAACATAATTATAAATACCAGAATCTAATACATTTTCACGATATTTTCCATCTAAAAGTATACCTAATTTCATTAGAATATTCTTCTCGTTTTCAACATTATAAACACCTGATGTTGCTATACCAGTATGTTGTCCATCTATGGGATTATATCCAGGACCAAATGTGCTACTAATTGTTGGAACCTGCCAATCTCCCATAGAATCCGCGTATTCGACTTGTTGTGGTATGTTTTTGTATGGCCAATTTGTATAATTACTCCACTCATTTCTTAAATTAATATCACTTCTTTGGAAATACCACATCCAGGACGATACCATTCCCATTGTACTATCTAATTTAACACGTTGATTACCAGTAACATTAAAATGCTTCCATTCGTATATTGACTTAAATAAATATTTTTGCTCTTTACTAGCAAAGACTTTTGATTCTTCGTCCGTTAAAAATC